TCATACAAGGAGCCGCCCAAGGAGGTCTGTTTTTATGCTTACAAAAGAATTAATCATTTTAAGGAAATTCTCTCTCAGTTTCAAGGCAAGGAGACTACACAGATTCCACCAGAAGTTGTTGAAGATATTAAGGTTCAGATTAAGAAGGAGAGAATTGACATATCACAGATTACCAACGCAAAAACCAAGGAGGTTCTTAAAAAGCTGGGATATAATAAATACTATGAGCATATACCGTTTATTAAGGACAAGCTTGGAATCAAACCACCGGTAATGTCTCCGGAACTAGAAGAAACCTTGTGTAATCTTTTTTCTGAGCTACAAGCGCCATATTCGAAATATTGTCCTGATGACAGAGTAAACTTTTTAAATTATTATTATACTGCGTATAAGCTTTGTGAATTGTTAGGTGAGGAGAAATATTTACCGTTATTTCCGCTATTGAAAGACAAGGAAAAACGAATAGAACAGGACGCGATTTGGAAACAAATATGTAAAGAACTTGACTGGGAATTTATTCACACCGTTTAAATAAAAAGGCAACTTAAAAGAGGCATTTGTTATATTATTTTTACACGGAAATTTGATATAGTGTCCAAAACCATATCAAACAATTACGGTAGTCTTATCATTGCCAAATTTAATTCTCTGGTCTATAAGGAAACAATTTTAGTAAATTGGTGTTATAAACTGAGAAATTGGGATCAGAACTATTGGCTCCCACTCCATTTCCAAAACACCTGCCGCCTCTCTGCTTACGCGTCTGTCGTCGAGACTTTTTACCACGCCGGCTCTTTATTATTCGCCGTTTAGACTTCTTCCTCATTTGTTTCGTCATAATATATTAACAATAGATTAAATATATTATAAGCTTAGGTTGTTGGTACAATCTTAGACTGTTGTTGTAATCTTAGGTTGACTTAAAATCCACCAGGGAATTTGACCAAGTTGGCACCGATACCGAAACCAGCACCAGAGCGGGCAGTAGCACCCATACTGGGGACGTAGGTGTCAAGAATGCTGAATGTGGCAGCAGCAGTCAAGGCAATCAACACGATTTCCTCAATATTCAAGGAACGTTTAGGAATAGCATAGGCAGCAATTGCCACCATTAAACCTTCAACAAGGTACTTAATGATTCTCTTAACTAGTTCAGCGATGTTAATCAATCCGTTCATTATACTAAAGAAAAAAATATATATATTGCGATAAAAAACTTAAAATTAAATACTCTAAATAACTAAATGGATCGATCCAAAGGTAAAGGTGTTGAAAGAAAGCAACTAAACGGCAAGCCCAATCCCAAATATGTTGATTTGTTGGAGGAGGATAAACCAATTGCTGGACAAAAATTCGCGTGTATTTCATTTTGTTCTCCCGAAAAAATTCTCAAGGAAAAGCAGGTGTTCTTGTTCGAAGAATTCCTAAAGGGCTGGGATTTCAGTAAATCAATGGAGAAGTTTGTTCAGTTTCTAAACTTTATCTCTTATAAATACAACGTTTCGTTCGACGATGTTTCTAACGATTTTAAGGAGTTTGTAAAGGAGGAGCGCGAAACACTTGTTAAATCAAGCATGGACGACGACTACAAAACATTTATCGATAAGAACGAAGATGAGCTGCAGAAGAAATTTGATATTGCGCATAACTTTCAAACAAATACTCGCGGTTTAAAAATTCGAGGTTCTTACCCTTCACAAGAAGAGGCCGAGTTGCGCTGTAAGTTGTTACGCGAGGCAGACCCCAATCACGATGTTTATGTTGGTCCGATTGGTATGTGGATGCCGTGGGACCCTGAAGCGTACAAGACTGGTCGCGTTGAATATATGGAGGACGAGCTAAATCAATTGATGAGTGAGAAGAACAAGAATGAGGCAAACGCTAAGAACACATTTGAGCAGCGCGTGAAGGAAACCAAACAAAAGGCAATCGATGAAAATATCAAGGCTGCTGAGAAGTCAGGAAACACACTAACCCAAACCATCGATGCGCAGGGTAATTTGGTTGGCGTAAATAGTGCGAATACTCAAGAATCCGCGCTCAGAGAACAGGACAACATATCTACTGCCGATATTTGTATGGAATTGTTTGAGGGCGAAAATATTGTTTCTGGTAAAACTGATAATGGTGCGAGTCAGCTAGTAAGTGGTCCATTTGCTCAAAAAAACACTCTTGAGCAGGTTGATTAACACAGAATGAAAACAGTATAAAAATAAATATATAAAAACATTTTACAAATAATATAAAAAATGAAAATTTGTTATATTATTTCTACTTGCGATAAGTATATCGATAACCGAGTTAAATTTCAAATGGATTCGTGTTTAAAGGACGTTCCAAATGAGGATATTTATTATTTAACCTCCAGACCCGACATCCCAAATAGACACTTTGGATGGTATGCCATGGATGACGACAAAAACATAACATGGAAATATATTCATTTTATTTATAATATGAATATCCCATATTATGATTGGTATATATTTATTGATGATGACACGTTTGTTTATAAAAACAGACTGCAAAATTTATTAACAAATTATAACCCCGAAGATTATTATTATATTGGAAAAGAATTAGATCATATAAAGAGAGATTTTTGTTTATATATGTCCGGGGGAGCTGGATATGCTATATCAAATGCGTTGTATACCAAAATTACAAACTATGTAAAACAAAATGGGATTAATAATTGTTTTAAACATTGGTGCGACGACTTGTGTATTGGTTTGTGGATACAGGAAATGTCAAAGGATACAAAGATAAATCAAATCAACAGTGATCTATTCAATGTAGGTTTGCATGCGAACGACGCGGAATTACAAACTGCGATAACATTTCACAAGGTTACAACGGAAGATCAATTCTTTTTTTATAACTCAATAGAAGATGCGCCAGCGATTATAACAGAAGAGAGAAACAAAGACACTACTGTATTTACACTAATCACTGACACCGGTTACTTTGTCCGAGCCAAACGAACCATTATTGATTTGAGAACAATGGGCAACTGGTCTGGTGAGATTGTGTTAATAACTATCGGGTTCAATGCGAATAAAAATTTTATGGAGTTTTATAATGTAACAGAAGTGTCGTTCCCTTCGATAAATAAGAGCAATTTAATTGAAAAAATTGGCGTCAACGGGTTTATAGATACGACGGATAAGAGAGAAATTTGTAAATTGAACCAATGGGAAAAATTACACGTATTCGATGAATATTTTATGAGATGGTCTCGGGTTGTATATTTAGATACCGGGCTTCGCGTTCTAGATGATGTTAAATATCTACTTGAACTCGAATATAAGGATAGAATATTAGCTCCTAGGGATGGGAAATTATATGACGACGCTCCACCCTTTAAGTGTCAAATGAGTTACGATAATCCAGACCTAGTAGCCGATTTAAAGCGCGAATTTGGCGAGCATATTTTGACTTCAGATTATATGCTTAATTGTATGTGGATATACGATACAAATATACTGCGACTATGCGATAAAGCGCAGCTAATAGAAGCGATGAATAAATATCCATTGTGTAAAACAAATGAAATGGGAATAATGAATATAATGTTACATTTTAAATATAACTTGTGGGATCGTTTACCTATTAAGGCATCAAATGGTAAGGTTCTATTCGATTGGTGTGAATTAAATAACCCAGGAACAAAATGGAGTGATTATTGTTATATTAAATATCCTGTGACAATTAGTTTTGAAGATTGTTAGCTTATATAATTTACATTCGGTATAAATTATGTAATTTTTAATTTTGTTTTCGCTTTTATTTTATTTTTCAAAATCCGCCTTATTTGGAAAATATTTTTTGAAAAATCTTAACATCTGAGACGCAATAACTTTTCTTTTTGCCGGATCTGGTTCTACGTCGTTTATACAAAAAAACTTGGGACGTCTACTAGCAATGTCATCTAGTTTTTCTGAAAAGTCGTCAATTGCGGACGACACGTAAACCGAAGATGTATTTTCATTGTCGACAATCTTTGCCTTTTTATGCAAATACATGAATTCTGCTATCGGGTAGTGTATTTGCTGACAAGGCGAAAGCAAGTTATTCTTTTCGCAAATATCATATCCTTTGTCCTTTCTTTTTTTTGTCATACGTATCCAATCTACATAATCAGAATAGGTCTTGTTAAAATCCAATACTAAATTTTTAATTAGTGAAATAGGAATATGTTTGTATAACTTGTCAGCACTTTTGGGCAACTCAAATTTCAACTTCTGTTTGCCATCCTCTTTGACTATATTTCTGGTTTGAAGAGTATAATCATCTATTAATGCTTTGCCATCACTTGTAAAGAAATCTGTGTATTTTACTTTTCGACCTAAAAATATGTCGTCATTAAAATATATATAATGATTCGAGAGATCCTTAATATTTGCGATGGTAGTTTCTATTGCGTTTGAATTCGTATTTGGCAAATATTTTTCAGACGGAAATGTTTCAGAATGTTCAACTATTATTATTTTGCTGTTATCTTTAATCCAGCTAGGCTGTTTGGCATTATTCATTAAAATAAATATTTTATTCACCCACGGAGCAAAAAAATGAACAGATCGCAAGCTATATTGTAGTTCGTGATTATATCCCAATCTTCTATCATTTGACGCGTTTTCGCCCTTCCATGTATAAACCACGTCAATTGGAAACGGAGTCGCGCGTGGCGATATATTTCGTTTAATAGTTTTGTTGTGAGTCTTTTTATTGCTTTTACTTTTATTTATAATGCCTACCATATATGATATATTATACGATAATATATTATACATTATATTTGAATATATTGAACCTTTCTACCATTTGCTCGCTTTTTTCACGCTAAGAATCAGTTGAAATGTAAAAGGGTCTAAAATATATTAAATAATAAAAAACTATTCTGTAGCATAGTAATAATCATTTATTATAGTTTTATTTTTTACACATCTGCTCATTTTAGCAGATGATATTTTTTCTAATTCGGCAGCCTTTGCTATTGTATCCCATGTTGCAAGTAAAATATTTGATTGTACTTCTCTCTTATATACTTTTTTACCAGTTGATGAAATAAGCTTTGGTTTATAATCATTTTGTTTTATAGACAAACCATAATATCCTTCATTATTTCCTTCACACGTCCATACTGTAGCTTTAAGAGCATAAGGCGATTTATTTAAATATTCTTTAATTTCTTTCATATCATTATCAGACAATTCTTTGTTGACAGAAACTTTCCATTTTTGATATTCTCTCAATAAAACTGAATTTAAAACCTTTTTACAATCAGAAAATTGACATACTTGAAATATAAATGTTTCTACCAATGAATTTTCCTTAGACTTTTTATATTCAACCTCTTTTAATTTGATGCCTAAATATCCGTGATTGCTTTCAATACGTTTGGGTTTAAATCTTGTATCCAAATAATTCTTTAATGCGTGAAATACTTCTTTAGTAGGTTTAACATGGCTCCATAAACGGTACCGCCCTTCCAGATTGACAGATAATTCTTCAACATCGGTTCTAACAATACATATTTCATTCACAAAATCATTAAACTTTTTATTCATATCATCTTCCGGCAATAATACATTTTGGTAAACAGATTGCGTTTCAATTTTAACAGTCTCGATAACCTTTTGTTGGTTTTCTATTTTTTCGCTCAATCTATTTATTTCAATATTTTTCTCTGTAATCATTATTTCTTGGGACTTATTTTTTTCTTCTAATTCTCTGTTTTCATTTTCCAATTCTTCATTTTGTTTCATTAATCTATTAAAATTATCTATACTGTATGTTTTAGAATGAATAATGTCCTTAATATGCTTCGATAACTTTTCTATCGTAAAATTTGTAGCATCATAAGCAATAATCTCGGTTTTATTTTTTCCATTTATTTCAAGTGAACGAATTTGTCTTTTAATTTTAGGATACGTTTTTATTAGATTTTCAATTTCTACCTTATTTTGAACTCTAAAT